AAATTAAATGGAATATACATCTGAATTTGAACAGCTCATTCGACATAAAACTATGGATAGATTACATCAACATCTAGAATACGCAAAACAACAAGGTTATAATGAAGAAAATATACTTGGAATTTTTTGTTACGGTTCACAAAATTATCATTTCGCTAACCGAGATAGTGATATTGACAGTAAATTGATTATTTTGCCTACTTTTGAAGATATATGTTTACATGAAAAATGGGAGTCAAAAGAACTTCATTTTGAGGATGAACATATCGAAGTAAAAGATATTAGAGAATTAAGATTAATGTTCATGAAACAGAATATTAATTTTCTTGAAATTTTATATACAGATTATTTTATTCTTAATCCTAAATATGAAGAATTATGGAATCAATATTTTGTATCCAATAGGGAAGATATCACACATTATGACATTGATAAGACTGTAAAAAGCATTAGCGGGCAAATTAAACATACATTATCTTATGTAGAATTAGACAACAAAAAAATTTATAATGCTTGGAGATTAACCTATTTCTTAGATATGTATTTGCAGGGTAAAGATTATATTGATTGTATTAGACCACAAGGTATTATGCATAGTACATTATCTTTAATTAAAAATAGTAATAGTGTAGATATTGAAGGAGCTAAACAAGGTATTTATGAATTATTAGATAGAGTTTTAGATAAAGATGCGGGAGTTGCTCATGAGCTCCGAACCAGGGCTGCCGCAATTATGGAAGAAGGAGTGATGCAAATAATCTATTCTTCTATTGTTAATCCCACTATTAATATTTCAAAGAAAGAATTTTTTGAGCATCTTACTAACGCAGAAAGAAAAGCCTATGAAGCTATCATTGATGAAATAGGATACGAGGGTAATATTACCATATCTAGGTTAGTAGAGCAGACCTGCATCTCCCGCCCGGTATATAATAATTTAATAACAAAAATGAAAGAATTAAAGGTAGCAACAGTACAAAATATGGGTATGAAAGGTACTTATATAAAAATTACTAATCCTAATTTAAAATCTTAATTGATTTTTTATAAAAATTATATTATAATAATTATAGAAAATAAAAAAGAAAGGAAGTATTAAGTATGAACACACGCAAACAAATTAAACAAAACCAACGTAAAATAAATAAAAAAATTCGTACCTTAAATAAAAATATTGCGCAAGATCCTCTTTGGAGAGGTCGCTTTGTTATGCATCAGGTCAATCGTCACGTTGAAGTATTTGAAGATAAGTCGGGTACTTATACTTCTGTTGTCGTTATGCTTATTGACAAAAAGACTGAAACTGTCATAACTAAATATATTGATTTTGGATGCGGGGATGGAACTTATTTTGGATACCTCTTATTTTGCGCTATGAATAGTTTTATTGTAGAAGACCTTGATGTATGGTCAAATAGAAAAGATATTGAAGAGGATACAACTGACTATAATAAAATAAAAATTACTGATTGGAATTACTATTGGGAAAAGAGGATAAAATAATGATCCGAGATGATTTGGGCAATAGAATGAAAAACTATGAGAACATACCTAAAATTAGTTTAATGCGGCGGACGCCTGTGGCGATTAGGCTAGATATGAGAGCAGGACACACTTTTACTAAAGGTTTCTGCAAGCCGTTTGATAAAGTGTTTATGGAGTCTATGCAAAAAACCATGAAGTATCTTTGTGAGAATATTGCGGGATGTGTAGTAGGATACACTCAAAGTGATGAAATTACACTTATTCTAACTGACTATGAAAAATTAGAAACGCAAGCTTGGTTTGATAATCAGCTAGAAAAGTTAGTAAGTATTAGTGCGTCTATGGCTACTCTTGCTTTTAATAAAGCATTTACCGCAAAGGTAACGAATTTAATTGCAGATTATGAATGTCAAGCTTCAAAGGGCTTTCTAAGTGCGGAAATACAGCAAGAAATAAATAAATATTGTGCTAAATTGCAAACTGCCGCAGATAAAGGTGCTATGTTTGACTCTCGTGCATTTAATATTCCAAAAGAAGAAGTTACCAATCTGATTTTATGGCGGCAGCTAGATGCAATACGTAACAGCATTAACTCTGTAGGACAGGCTAATTTTGCACATAAGGAATTGCAAGGTAAGTCAAGTAAAGAAGTTAAACAGATGCTTTTGGAGCAAAAGAATATAGATTGGGATAAGCTTCCTATTACTCAGCAGAGGGGTAGTTGTTGTATAAAAAATGAATATATTACTACTCCAGATTTGCAGACAAAGCTACATCATTGGATAATTGATAATAATATTCCTATTTTTAAAGGTGAAGATAGAGCTTATATAGATAAAAAGGTGGGTTTGTAACTCACCTTTATTTTTATAAAAATTTATATTATAATATATATAGAAATAAAAAAGGAGTATAATAAAAATGAAACCAAAAATATATATTTTGGGTGATATACATGGGAATTGGCGTCCTGTAAGAGCCTTTTATCAACGAAATAAAGATGATAAAGAATATAATGAAGCAGAAAAAGTAATAATTTTACTTGGTGATGCAGGATTAAACTTCTTTTTTAATCACAGAGATGAAGATACTAAAAAGAAATTAGGAACTTATCCTTTTACTTATTTTTTAGTTAGAGGAAACCACGAAGAAAGACCTAGTATTTGTATGGAAAAAGAGTCTGATAAATGGCATACTGAAACATATTTTGGTAATACTGTATATGTAGAGAATAAATTTCCTTATATTAAGTATGCTCTTGATGAAGTTGCTGTATATGATATTAATGGTTATAAAACAGCTATAATTCCAGGTGGTTATTCTGTCGATAAATACCGTAGACTAGAACTAAATTGGTCATGGTTTCCCGCAGAACAGCTGAGTGAACAAGAGCAATCTGATGGTATTTGTATATTTGAGAAAGAAGATTGGAATGTTGATTTAGTATTGTCACATACTTGTCCATTCACATTTCAGCCAACTGATTTATTTTTATCTGTAGTAGACCAGTCAACAGTAGATACTACTATGGAAAGATATTTAGAACAAATAGAACGTAATTTAAATTATAAACTTTGGTTATTTGGGCATTTTCATAGCACAAGAATTTATCCTAAAATAGAAAATAAACAAATAATAATGCTTTTTAATGATAAAGCTATAGAATTAGAAAATATTATTCATGGTGAAGAAATTAAATTTTTATAATGAGGTGAATTTATTATGACACAGAAAGAAATTTTTGTAAAGTTAGCAGAGGCTTATATAGATGATTTTAATAAAACAATAAACTTAGATAACGCTTTATCTTCTTTTGGTTTGTATGTTACAAATGAAAAGAATATTTTTGTTGGTGCAATAGAAAGTATACTAGAAGAAATGACTGGTAGTGAATATATTGTTGAAACATTGCTACAGTATGCGCAAGGCGTTGATGTTTATTTTTATATTCTTGAAGATGAAGAAGAAAAAGAAGTTATTTGCACATCAATAGAAGATATTTATGATGCGACGATGAAGCTTCAAGGAAAAGAGGAATAGAGACTTATGTTAAATTCAGAGGGTACTAGAGAACTCGTATATACAGTTAAAATAGATGCGATTGAACCACTTCCAGGGTATGATAGGGTAGAGTCTGCTATTGTTGGCGGTTGGCGAGTTGTAGTGCGAAAAGGACAATTTAAACCCGGTAATTATGCTATATATTTTGAAATAGACTCAAAAGTTCCTGAAGTAGAGCCATTTTTATTTCTTGAACCTAAACATTTTAAAATAAAAACTCAAAAGATGTGTAAGTCTATTTCACAAGGATTACTTATGTCTTTTAATGACTTTATTATAGATGGTAATGCACCAGATTGGTTACAGAGATTGCAAGATAAAGTTGAGCAAGGCGGAAATATTGAGCATGAATTTTTGACTGCGGCTTTAGATGTAACTTATGCAGTTGCGGAAGATAATCAAAGAAAAGCGGTGCCCGCAAATAAATATAAGAAAATGGCACAGCGACACCCAGAGATATTTAAAAAATCATGGGCAAAATGGCTTATGAAAAGAAGTTGGGGTAAAAATTTAATGTTCCTTTTCTTTGGAAAAAGGAAAGATAAAAAGAATCCGTGGCCAGAGTGGGTGAAAAAAACCGATGAGGAGAGGATACAGAACCTACCTCATATTCTTTCGAGCAAGGATAAATGGATAGTAACAGAAAAAATAGATGGTAGTTCTACAACTGCAACTTATAAAAGAAAAGGGAAGAAAAAGCATGAATATTATATCTGTAGTAGAAATGTAGTATTTGATAAGCCTAATAAGGGTTGCTATTATGAGTTTAATCCATACACAGAGATGTCAGAGAAATATCATTTTGAGGAAGTTCTTGGTGACTTGGTAAAAAAATATAACCTAGAGTGGGCCACTTTACAAGGCGAAGTTTACGGGACCGGCATACAGAAGCGTGATTACTCTCTTAAAGGGCACGAGTTCGCTGGCTTTAATCTTATCTTCTCGGATAGAGGACGCCTTAATTCTGTGGAGTCTGCTAAAATAATGTCAGCTTATGATATTCCTTGGGTTCCTATTTTGCATGACCATTTTAAATTATTACCAACAGTAGATGAAATGTTAGATTTTGCTACTGGAGATTCTACAATAGATAGCGGCATGAGGGAAGGACTTGTATTCCGTTCTCAAGATGGAACCCAAAGCTTTAAAGCGGTTTCAAATCAATTTTTATTAAAATATCATCAATAGTAAAATAGAGCGAGGTAATACTCGCTCTTTATTTTTATAAAAATTTATGATATAATATATACATAATAAAAAAAAGGAAAAAAATGAGATTACAGCCAATTATCACTAACTTACTTGAAAATGTATATGAATATTTAAGAAGATTTTATGATGTATTAAACAGAATCTAAGGAGAAATATTATGAAGGATTTTAATGCAAAAGAAGTAAAAGATAGATGTGTACAATGGATTAAAGATTGGTTTGAGGAAAATGGTAAAGGTTGTAATGCGGTAGTGGGAATTTCGGGCGGGAAGGATTCAACCGTGGTCGCCGCACTTTGTGTAGAAGCTTTAGGTGCAAATAGAGTTATTGGAGTACGAATGCCTAATAACACCCAAAGTGACCTATCTGATGCTATGGATATTTGCACTTATTTAAATATTTATAGTTGTACTGTAAATATTGGGGCGGCAGTTAAAGAACTTATTGCAGAAATTGAATATGAAGCAAGCTCTCTTTCAACACAGGCTACAATTAATCTCCCTCCACGTATTAGAATGGCGGCGCTTTATGCGGTAAGTCAAAGCTGCAATGGAAGAGTTGCAAATACCTGTAATAAAAGCGAAGATTGGGTAGGATATGCTACTAAATATGGAGATGGTGCAGGCGATTTTAGTCCTCTTAGTAATCTATTGGTATCAGAAGTAAAAGCTATTGGTAGAGAACTTGGACTTCCGTCATGGATGATAGACAAGGCTCCATCAGATGGTCTTTGCGGAAAGACCGATGAAGATAATCTTGGCTTTACCTATGAGACTCTTGATAAATATATCGGAGAAGGCATTGAGCCTCCCGCAGAAATAAAAGAAAAAATTGATAAATTACATAAACAGAATTTATTTAAGTTAATGCCTATGGCATCCTTTAATCCAATAAGCGCAGATTAATTTCTACACTTTATTTTTAATAAAATTTATATTATAATATATATAGAAAATAAAAAAGAAAGAAGTGTGGTTATTGTATGCCAAAAAATAAAAATTTTACTATTAGTGAAATGTATTGTACAGAATGCGGAAACAAGGGAATTGATATTCCACGTCGCGCAGGTCAACAAAGAGAGGCTGGTCATCTAAAACGTATCTATTGTTTATGTTGTTGTAAGGCGACGAACCATGCCGAGGTGCGTCCATTCGGCTCTTACCGCTACGAAGATTTTAAAGAAGAATTTGACTTAGGTAGATTTGTTAATGGTGAAAAACTTCCTATTAGTCAGTTACCAGGCTGTAAAAATCTTGAATGTAAATACAATAGAAATAGAATAGGTAAATGTTGGAACACAAATTGTTCTTGTCAATGTGAATTTCGTAATAAGGAGGGCTAAATATGAATGGAAAACTATATGTAATGATAGGAGCGCCAGGATCGGGCAAGAGTACTTGGATAGCTAATCATTCAAATCCTAAAACAGACAAGGTAATTTCAAGAGACGCTCTTAGATTTGAATTACTTGATGAAGGGGAAGATTATTTTACACATGAAGTAGAAGTCTTTAGAGAATTTGTATATTTAATTAATGAAGCAATAGAGCAAGGATATAATGTGTTTGCGGATGCTACTCATATAAGTGTGCCTTCTAGGAGCAAGTTGTTATCACGTATTGACTCTAACCCTTCTGAAATAAATGCAATTTTTATTAAGAAGCCTTTGGAAGTATGTCTTGCACAAAATGAAAATCGTAAAGATACTCAAGCTTACGTTCCTCGTTCTGTTGTTGGGAGGATGCACGCAAGCATAACTAGACCTACTTTTGAAGAAGGATTTAATAGAATATATGTAGTAGAAGATAATAAACCAATAGTAGAATATTTGGAGGAACATATTTATGACGAACATATGGCTTACTAGTGACCTTCATTTCTCACATGACCAGCCGTTCATCTGGGGGTCGCGAGGGTTCAATAGTATTGAAGAACATGATGAAGCAATTATAGAGAATTGGAATAAAGTAGTTAAAGAAGATGATATTGTTTATTGTCTTGGAGATCTAATGCTTAAAGATAATGAGCGCGGGATGGAGAAAATTCTTCGGCTTAATGGGAAAATATACGTAGCCTACGGGAATCATGACACCCTCGCCCGCATTGAAATTTATAACGAGCTACCTAATATTTATGAGGTGCAAATGGGATATCGTTTTTCTACTGGAAAGAAACAATTTATTCTTAGTCATTATCCGCAGCTCGTTGCAAATTATAAAGATATAAAACCTATCTTTTCATTACATGGTCATACTCACTCTCAAGATAAGTGGAGTGATGTATTCCATGCTTATAATGTAAATTTAGATGCTCATAACTGCACACCAGTTAATCTTGAACAAATTATTGATGATATAAATATAAAAAGAAATAAAGGAGAAATTTAGTATGACTAACGAGGATAAGAATACAGATATCGCGGTGGGATGCCTTACTCTATTAGGATTGGTATTTTTAATGTTTATTACTCCATTTCTTAATTTTGCTCTTGGTGTAATTATTGGATGGATTATTAAAATTACAATAGGTAATCTATTTATTAAGGGAATTGGAATGATTGGTATTACTCTTGCGAAAGCAGATATTCCTATTTTCTGTGGAACATTAGGTATTATTGGAAGCTTCTTTAAAACCAACGATTTTTCTTCAACTTTACAGGATGATTAATATTATAGACCTCACATTAAGTGAGGTCTTTTTTGTTTAATTTATATTATTAATTTTTAATTATTATTAGACAAAGAAAATAAGAGGTGTTTATTATGGACTTTGATAAAAATTTAACCGAAGAAGAAATCCAACAAGAGGAACAAAAATGGGCCAAGGATAAACAACTACTAAAACGAAAAATTAAAATAGAAAAAGGCAAGAGAAAACTAAATGATAAATTAAAAGATAAAAAAGAATTAACTACTACTAAAAGGTTAATTCTTTTTTTATTTATAAATTGTACTTTAATAGAAATATTTACTGGTTGGGCAACAGTAAAAAGCTTACAAATTGCGGCAGCCTCTGAATATTTATCACCTGACTTTAGTCCTCTTGTCGCTTTGATTGGAGCGGTAGTTGGTGAAGTTATTGGTTTTGGAGTCTATTCACTTAAATCAGTTAAAGAAAATTCTAAAGATGGAATTGTCTATGAGTCTGCGATGAAGGGGCTAAATAGTGTCACCAGTAATGATGATGGACTTGGTGAAGATGATGATGATTCCGCAGTTGGATAAGAAAAAAGGAGATAAAAATATGAGTTTTTTAATATCTAATTGGTTAATTATTATTATTGCTATTGCGGTGCTCGCTGCCGCAGGATATGCAATTTATGCTTTTGCAACAAGACCAACGACAGAACAGATTGAAAAAGTAAAAGAATGGTTATTATACGCAGTAACAGAAGCTGAAAAAGAACTAGGCTCTGGAACTGGACAAATTAAATTACGTTATGTTTATGATATGTTTATTGCTAAATTTACATGGCTTGCTAAGATTATCCCTTTTGATCAGTTTAGTACTTTAGTAGACGAAGCTTTAGATAAATTTAAAACAATGTTAGAACAAAACGAAAACGTAAAATCTTATGTAGAAGGAGATAAGTAATATGGAATATACAAATAGTTCATTAATAGGATGTACAATCAAGAGTCCTAATCATAGTGGAGCTAGAACTCATACTATTGATAGAATTACACCTCACTGTGTAGTAGGACAGCTTACTGCAGAGTCAATTGGCAGCATCTTTACTCCTACTAGTAGAAAAGCTAGTTGTAACTATGCAATAGGTAAAGATGGTAAAATTGTATTAGTAGTAGATGAAGCTAATAGAAGCTGGTGTTCAAGCAGTAGTGCAAATGATCAGAGAGCAATTACTATTGAATGTGCTTCTGATTTAACAGCACCTTATGCTTTTAACAATACAGTTTATAATAAATTAATTGAATTATGTACTGATATTTGCAAGAGAAATGGTAAGAAGAAATTACTTTGGTTAGGAGATAAAAATACCGCATTAAATTATACACCAGCAGCAGATGAAATGGTACTAACAGCACATCGCTGGTTTAGTAATACAGCTTGTCCAGGTGATTGGATGTATAGTAAGCTTGGTGATTTAGCTACAAAAGTAACGGCAAAATTAAATGTGGCAACCGTGTCTACAAGCGCGGAAGCTAAGACTAGTAGCTCTACTAAGGCAGTTACTACGACTACACAATCAAGCACTGCTGCTTCAAGTTATAAAGTAAAAGTAACAGCAAGCGCGTTAAATATTAGAAAAGGCCCTGGAACTAAATATGCAATTACTGGTGTAATTAAAGACAAGGGTACTTATACAATTACAAAAACTTCTGGTACTTGGGGATATTTAAAATCTGGCAAAGGTTGGATTTCACTGAATTATACTAAGAAAGTTTAATATTCAAAGTGGGTAGCGTAAAAGCTACCCACTTAATTTTTTGCTTATTTTTATTCTAATAAAAAAAATTTTTTAAAACGGTTTGACTTTCTCTGAAAAATATGATATAATAATATTAGAATAAAAAATAATATAGTTTACAAACAGCAAATTATGAAAGAAAATTATAAAAATTAGAATATAAAAATTGACTTAATATTTTATAATAATATATAATTAGATTAGTATAATATAGGATCTAGAATTTAGTTTTCTTTTGTTTTATTCCTTATATAAATATGATATCATAAAATTTTTAAAAAGTCAAGTAAAAATTTTTAATTTTTTAATATTTGAAATTTAATAAAAATTATGTTATAATATAATAAAAAAATAAAAAGGAGAAATAAATAATGTCATATGATATAAATGATATTCAACATTTAACCTTTAGAGAGGGCATTAGACAAAAAGTTCCAATGTATTTAGGTTCTGATGATACAGATGGAATTTATCAAGCTTTTAAAGAAATTGTAAATAATTCAACAGATGAGGCACTGGCTGGCTATGGCGATGTAATAGAGATTAAAGTAGATGAAGATAAAAATTTAATTTCTGTTAGGGATTATGGTAGGGGAGTGCCATTTGGTATTAGAGACAATGGAGAAAATGTATTAGTATCTATTTATACAGAATCTCATACTGGTGGTAAATTTACAAAAGGTGCATATGCAAACAGCTCTGGATTAAATGGAATTGGAGCAAGTGCAGTATGTCTTTCTTCTCTATCTTTTGCAGTTGAAAGCTATAGAGATGGAAAAGCGGCTGCCGCAAACTTTACTAAAGGAATTTTAGATAACTATAAAGAATTTGATACAAAAGAAAAAAATGGTACTTTTGTTAGCTTCATTCCTGATAAAGAAGTCTTTAAAAATATGACTGATACTTTTACTTTTGATAGAATAATAAGTGAAATAAAAAATATATCTTATCTTAATAAAGGTGTACATTTTATTATTACTAATAAAAAGACAAAACAGAAAAAAGAATTTTATTCAAAAAATGGTATTGCAGATTTTGTTATAGCAGAAGCAAAATCTCCATTAATGAAGCCTATTATTTGTAAAGCAAAAGATGAAATAGATGAGGTTGAAATTGCTTTCTGCTGGACTGCGGGGAAAGAAGCTGCACACGTTTTTGTTAATGGTTTGTATTGTAATGAGGGCGGAAGTCCAGTTACAGGAGCTAAAACAACATTAACAACACAAATCAAGAAAATGAGCGGACAAGACTTAGATGCAGATTTAATTAGGAAAGGTTTAGTTTATGCTATTAATTGCAAAGTTGCTGAACCCTCTTTTGCAAATCAAACGAAATCAAAGATAAATAATCCTAATCTTCGTACTCTTGCTTCAAAAGCTTTTAAAGAAGGACTTGATGAATTTCAGAATAGTACAGACTTTGATAATATTATTAAGATGTTAATTAAAGTTCAAAAGGCAGAAAAAGCTGCAGATAGAGCTAGACGTCAAATCCTTGAAACTTCAAAAGAAATAGAAAAAAATGCTAGTAAAAAAGTATTTAATTCAGATAAATTAAAAGACGCGGAGTTCTTAGGACCTGGGTCTACGCTGTTAATAGTAGAGGGTAAGTAATTATTGCCCTAATCCTTTTTACCACCTCATCAGTGGGGTTACTTAATTAAAAATAAGTAGCTAACGGGGAAAGCTGACCGTTACACTTGTAAGTCAAAACAAGTTTAGGCGAAGTCAATCCCGTGGCAAGATTTTATATTGAAAAATTTTTGGACAAAACTTGATATTTTAATCATATTCCTTTTAGAACTGTTTATGCAGAATTTAAAGATAAAATTTCTAAAAGAGGGCTGCAAAAAGTATGGTATTTTGAAAATTGGAAAAATATTCATCCTGAATATAATAATGCAGAAAATAAATATTGGCATTCTCACCAAGCAAAAGCAAATGCTTCTGAAATTGCTGCTAATAATACAAAAGCTTTTACAAAAGAACAAGTTTTGCAAATGAGACAAGATTATGATAATGGTATGAGTCCAAAACAAGTTTGGTTAAAATATGTGCCAGATAAAGCATGGTTTACTATATATAATATAGTAACACACCAAACTTATAAAGATATAGAATAAGCTGTATCGACTATACAGGGCGAGACCTGTAGTAGAAATATTATTGATACATATTTCGAAATAGAGGACACGATGAAGGTTTGACAAACCAGAGTGAAGAGATAGTCAGTGCCTATAGAAATATAGGAGCACACGGATAGTGCTGCAGGTGCCATGGCTAATGCACGTGATTACTCCAAGTATGGGATTCTTGCAATCAGAGGAAAAATGATTAATTGCCTTAGTAATAATGAAGAGCGAATTGCTGATAATGAAGAAATTAAATTATTACTAAAAGCTATGAATATTGTACCAGGAAAATATAATCCCGCTAAATTGCGCTATGGTAGAATAGGTATATGTAGCGATGCAGATAGTGATGGCGCGCACATAGGCTTGTTGATTATGTCCGCTTTGCAATATCTTGCGCCACAATTTATACAAGAGAATAGATTATGCTGGTTAAAATCTCCGCTTTATATTGTAAAAAATGGAAAAGAAGAACAGTATTATTTTACAGATGAAGAAATGAATGCAGTACGAGATTCTATTAAAGGGGAAGTTCAGCGAAACAAAGGCTTAGGAAGCTTATCTACAGAGCAAGCCCAACGTTCAATGTTCTCGGATGAATTTCAAAGAATGGAAGTATTAAAACCTAATCCTAACGCAATCCAAATGTTAGAAGAACTAATGGGTGATGATGTAAGTTATCGTACAGATTATATATTTAAAAATGTAGATTTTGCTACAATTCATGAATAAAAATTTTATTTGATTTTAATTAAAAATAATATTATAATTATAATAAAGAAAAATAATTAGGAGAAAAATATGAATATAGAAAGAAATATGCAATCTATTATTGAAGATAGTTTTACTACCTATGCGGGAGCTGTACTCCAATCACGAGCGCTTGTAGATGTAAGAGATTGTTTAAAACCCTCTGCAAGACAAATTTTTTATTGTTTATATACAGATAAGTTCTTGCCTAATAAACCATTTAAAAAGACTTTGAAAGCTATAGGTTCGGTAGCCCGAATGTATATCCACGGTAGAGTAGTAAAAAATTAATTTTTAGTTGCCGTGTTAAAATCGCGGAATTAAGCGGGAAGGCTAAATCAGAAATGATATGCTAATCCGAACCGAAGGCTATAGAAACTATAGTCAGGGGCAACGCATAGAGGGTGAAAAGATATAATCCCTCCACGAGGCCGCGACATCTAATAAAGATGAAAAGATATGCTAAACTGAAATAGAAAAGACTATTTGATGAAAATGAGCGAAAGCTCCAGAGCATAGGATAAAAAGCCTATGGTTAATAATTATTGGACGCAAGTGCAGAAGGCGTTATAATGAGATCGGGTCAACCATTTGCTATGCGGTATCCGCTGATTGAAATAGAAGGTAATGGCGGAAACTTAATGGAAACTGGTAATTGGGCAGCGCCTCGTTATTCTTCTTCAAGATTAAGCAATTTTTCACTTAAATTATTTGAAGATATAGATAAGAATACTGTAGAAGAGTGGAGAGATAATTATGATGATACTGAAAAGTATCCATCAGTTCTTCCGTCTAAAGGTTTTTACAACATCGTTAATGGAACTCAGGGTATTGGTATGTAATAATGCCTGTGTTATTACCTTTCTTGTTCACCACAAGGCTCATATATAAAGTATGGGTAACGGGGAAGCCTGCCTAATATTTTTTAGGGCAAAATAGAATAATGCCTCATTTATAATTTAATATTATAATGTAAAATATTAAATGGTAATCCCGTGGGAAACAATGAAAGGAGACTTTTATGAAGTATAATGAAATTCCGCAACATATTTCTGGTATTTATAAAATTAATTTTCCTAATAATAAAATTTATATTGGAAGAGCAATAAATATAAGACGTAGAATATCAGAGCATTTTAGAAAAGAAGATAATACAGCTTGCTATGCAGCTTTACATAAATACTATTCTAAATGTGAAGATATAGAAAAGAAAATGAAACATATCCTATCAGAAATTTTTATCCAAAAAGAAAAGTCTCCAAGTAATTGTAGCCTGTATCGACTATCCTCGGAGCGGAGGAGTAGGACTATTATTGGTACATAGTTCGAAATGGTAATCGTTGTCATAAGACAATTAAGATATAGTCAGTGCTTATGGAAACATAAGAGCGCTACGGTTGGCGCATCTAGTAGCCTCCCTCAGTTTAATATTAAGGATGTTAATAAAGCACTAGAAGTACTATTATTAAATCCTAATGCAGATTTTGAAGAAATTTATTGTCCGCCAGATTTTGCTACAGGAGCTTATTTAATTAATGAAAATGAAGTCAAAGAAGCTTTAAAATATGGTTCAAAAGTAAACGCAAAAGATAATAATGCTGTTGGGGCGTCTTGTAAGTTAAGAGCAAAAATAGATTATAGTAATAAAGAAAATTGTTTAATAGTAAATGAAATTCCTTATGGAGTATATACAAATACTATATGTAAGCAATTAGAGGCTCTTCTTGATGATGAAGAGAATAATCCTGGTGTTGATAGGTTTAACGATTTAACTGGCGAAAAGGTATTGATTAAAATTTATCTTAAAAAAGGGATTAATCCTGATAGAGTGATTAAATCATTATATAAAAATACCTCTTTACAATATCATTTTAGTATCAATATGACAATGCTTGATCAAGGTAGATTTCCAAAAGTATTTGGTTGGAAAGAAATTTTACAGGCACACATTGATCATGAAAAAAGTGTTTATATTAATGGCTTTAAATTTGATCTAGATAAAATTGAAAGTAGAATACATATTATAGATGGTTTATTAATTTGTTTAGCTTCAATAGAAGAGGTTATTCAAGAAATTAAATCCTCTAACTCGACAGCAGATGCAAGTATTAAATTACAATCTAAATTTTTATTAGATGAATTGCAGGCAAAAGCTGTATTAGATATGAAATTATCTCGCTTAGCTCACTTAGAAGTAAAGAAACTTGAAGATGAAAAAAATGAATTAGAGAATAAAGCAAAAGAGATTGAAACTATATTAAATAGCGAAGAACTTCTTAATAATGAACTTATTAAAGGCTGGAGAGAAGTTGCTAAGAAATATGGAGATGAGCATAGAACTAAAATTATTACAGTTGAAGAAGATACAGAAGATAAAGAAATTGAAACTGTAGTTGCAGAAGATGTTGTAGTTATCCTAACTCAGACCGGGGAGATTAAGCGCATTCCCGCATCTAGTTTTAAAGTTCAGCGCAGAAATGGTAAAGGTATAAAGACAGAAGAAAGTGCTGTCTTAGAGAGCATCTCTACTAATACTATTGATACTTTGATGTTCTTTACTAATACTGGTAAAATGTATAAATTACTTGTAGATGATATACCTACTGGAACTAATACTTCAAAAGGTATTAGAATAAGTAGTTTAATTAGCTTAGAAGATAATGAAAAAGTGGTAGCCATGACTTCATTACATAGAAAGAGCAAACCTCAATATGTAGTTTTCTTCACAAAACAAGGTTTAATTAAAAAGACTTTGTTAGAAGAATATATGAAGGTAAAGCGCGGAAAGGGCACCGCCGCAATTAAATTTAAAGATAATGATTCATTAGCTAATGTTTTGTTTATGGATGAAGAAGAAGTCGTGATAGTTACTAAAAAAGGTATGTCAATTCATTTTAGCACAAAAGATATAGCAGCAATAGGTAGAGTTACATCAGGAGTAAAAGCAATTAAATTAGAAGCGGATGATGAAGTAGTTATAGGATTACCTATTCATAAATATTCTGATAATTTAGCTATTTTCACCACTAGTGGTTTAGGTAAGAAAGTTTCTCTTGAAGAGATACCATATCAGGGTAGGAGTGGAAAAGGTGTAATTGTATATAAGACTTCTAACTCTACTGGAGAAATTGCGGGCGCCGCAATGATAGATAAAGATGATAATATTTTATTGGTTGGTAAGCCAGGTTCTATATGCATTTCTGCTAACGATATTCCTTTACTAAATAGAGTAAGTTTAGGTAATATTATGTTAAAAGGAAAAATTAACTCAGTAGTTAAACTATAAAGGGAGAATAATTCTCCCTTATTGTTTTCTATAAAATTTTATGTTATAATATATATAATATAAGAAAGGAAAATAATAAATATATTATTATTATACTTGGTATAGGGAGCCTATTTATAATATTAATGGAGCTGCTATAAATACAATTCCAAATGTAATTCCTATAGAAAGATGGTTTATTTTAAAACAAAAGGAAATAAATATAAATATGAATATTACAAATACTATAAGAAATTATATAGATACGTTAAATAAATATATATTAGCATACGATGAAGGACATCCACTTGTTTCAGATGAAGAATATGATAATTTATATTTTAAACTTCAACAATTAGAAAATGAAACTGGGTATGTATATGATGATTCTCCTACTCAAACTATTACTTATACTATAGTTAATGAATTAAACAAAGTTAAACATAATCATTGGATGGGTTCCCTTGATAAGACTAAAGATTGGGATATTTTTCTTAATTATTTTAGGTCTAAAAATATATCAAAAGATGTAATAGGTATGCCCAAACTTGATGGTTTAACTTGTTCATTAAGATATATTGATGGATATTTGGTAAGTGCGGAAACTCGCGGTGATGGGGAAATAGGCGAAGATATTTTGTACAATGCGCAAGTAATAAAATCTATTCCTAATAGAATAAATTATAAAGATGAATTAGTATTAGATGGAGAAATTATCTGTACCTACCAAGATTTTGAGCCACATAAAGATGAATATAAGAACCCTCGCAATTTTGCAGCTGGAAGTATTAGATTATTAGATTCAAAAGAATGCGCTAACCGCAACTTGACTTTTGTAGTATGGAATATAATTAAAGGATTTAATGGTAATTCTTTTGTGGACAAATTACAAGAGGCAAAAGAATTAGGTTTTATTATTGTGCCTTACATCTCATCTTTTGATTGGGATGCAAAAGAATATCTTCAAGATACAGCAAAAGAATTAGGTTATCCAATAGATGGATTGGTAGGCAGGTTTGACGATATAGAGTATGGGGAATCTCTTGGCTCTACGGCTCATCATAGCAATGCCGCCTATGCTTTTAAATTTTATGATGAAATTTATGAAACTAGGTTAATAGATATAGACTATGATGTATCTAGGAAAGGAGTATTAACTCCTGTAGCTTTATTTGAGCCTATTGATATTGAAGGTACGGAAGTATCAAGGTCTAGTCTGTGTAATTTAAGCATAATGGAAGAAAAATTAGGTAATCCATATAAAGGACAGCTCCTTAAAATTAGCAAAAGAAATCAAATAATTCCTTATGTTGAATCTGCGGTTAAAGCAGACCTTTCTGCTTTATTAGATTATATTCTTCCTTTGGATAAATGTCCAATATGCGGAGGTCAAGTAGCTATTGAAACAAGCGATACTGGAGTTCAAAATCTTTATTGCTCTAATGATGAATGTCCACGAAAGCTTAATCAAAGAATAAATCATTATTGTGATAGAAAGCATGGATTAGACGTAAAAGGATTAAGTTTAGCTACAATAGAGAAATTAATAGATTTAGATTGGTTAAATAATATAATTGACCTTTATTCATTAAAAGAGCATCGCTTAGAATGGATTAAATTACCAGGCTTTGGTGAAAAATCTGTAGATAAGATTTTAAATGCAATAGAAGAAAGTAAGCATTGTAAATTAGAAAGCTTTATTGCTGCGCTTGGTATTCCTCTTATTGGAATACAGGTAGCTAAGGTTATTGCTGAACATTATCCTACATGGGAAGAATTTAAAAATGCGGTTGGCGGGAATTGGAGCGCCTTACCTGGGTTTGGATATGAAATGGAAAAGGCTTTAAATAATTTTGATTATTCAGAAGCAGATAAGATTGCGGAAATGCTTGACTTCGAGCACCAAGAAGCAAAGACTGCAGGCGAACATAGCGACACCTCCGCACTTAATATATGTGTTACTGGAAAACTAGGAATTATATGGGCTAAACGCGATGACCTAGTTGCTTTTGTAGAATCTAAAGGTAGTAAAGTAACTTCTACTGTAACTTCAAAAACAGATTACTTAGTTTGTAATCAAGATAGTAATTCCGCAAAGCACAAGAAAGCACGAGAATTAAATGTACCTATAATCAATGAAACCCAGCTTAAGCTGCTACTTAGTTGATTTTTTAAAAATTTTGTGGTATAATAATTATATAAAGAAATAAAGAAAAAAGACACCTCTGGGCAGAAGTGTTAAATTTATTATTTCTAAATTTCAATAATAATACACTCCCTTAAACAAAGGAAGGTTTTATTTATATAAAATATATTATTTAGAAAAATAAAAAATTTCTTGACAAATGAAAAATTTTATGATATAATATATTTATCAAAAATGAGGAATATAATCCTCAATAATAATAATAATAATAATATTTAATTAAAAAGGAGAAATTTTAAAGATGGCTTTAAATGAAAAGAACAAGAAAGTATTTGAATTTGTAAAGGAAAATCAGGGAGAAAATATTACAGCAGCAGATATTGTTGAGGGCACAGGACTTGAGATTCGTAGTGTAAATGGTATCGTTACAAGTGCGTTCCAAAAGAAAGGACTCATGGAAAGAATCCCAGCTGAGATTGAAGTAACTGATGCAGAAGGTAAGGTATCTCATAAGGCAGTGAAGTTTATCAGACTGACCGAGGCAGGCCTTGAATTTGATCCTGATTTGACTGATGACGCAGAGTAATTTATTGAATATATGGGGAGCTAATTTAGCTCCCTATCTTTTTCAATAAGGTAATTAATATGATTTTTGAAATAATTTTTTTTATATTTGCATTAATTTGTTTAATTATAGGAATTAAATATTATATTAATGCAAATCAGATAAAAGTTACTAAATATAAAGAACAAGAATATTTAGATAACCAATATAAATTAACACAACAAAATTGTGAGCATATTAAAAAAGAACACCAACAATTAGTTGAAAAATTTGAGCAAGATAAACATCTTTATGAACAGATAGAAAAAGAAGATTTAGCAAAAGTACAACAATTATATACCGCTGAAAAAGATAAAGTTACTGTACAGTTTGAGCAATATAAACAAACTACTTCTTTAGCTAGTGAAAAATACTTTGAGAATTTAGAAACGGAATATGAAAATGCTGAAATTGCATATAATAATAAAATAAATAAATTAAATTTAGAATATGCGCAAACTAATCAAGAATTACAAAAGATAAAAGATACGTTAGCAGCGAGCATTCAAGCCCGCATCCGCGAGAAGGAAATTCAAGATAATCTTTCTTTCTATTGTTTACAAATATCTGATGTTGATAAATTAGATATACAAAGGCTAGAACAAGTTAAAAAAACGTTATCTAAGCCTAGAGTTCTTAGTATGTTAATATGGCAGACATGGTTTCAAAAGCCACTTAAAGCTTTATGTGCAAATGTACTAGGTACTAATGAAAAGACTGGCATCTATAAAATAACCAATGTTGAGACGGGCGAGTGCTACATCGGTCAGGCAACGAATACCGCGTCTAGGTGGACAGACCATGCTAAGTGCGGATTGGGCATCGATACCCCCGCAAATAATAAACTATATAAAGCCATGCAAGAGTATGGTTTATGGTCTTTTTCTTGGGAGCTATTAGAAGAGTGCCCAAGAGAGCAATTAAATGAAAAAGAAAAATATTATATTGGGTTGTATGATAGTTATAATTTTGGCTATAATTCAACTATAGGGAATAAATAAAATGGGAAAAGTAATTATACAAGTAGACACAACAAGACATCCTCTCCAATTAATGGGAAAAGAAGCGGGAGTTTGTTGGGGCGCAGATAGTTCAGATAAAGATAAAAATTACAAGCGCGGACTTAGCTGTTTAGAAAGCGGTCATGGGCGCGTAAGCGAGTTCCCGCAAGTGTATTTAATTTTAAAAGGATATTCCACAAGGGTTATCCGCGAATTGTATACACACATAGGCGGAGCACCTACTAGACTACAAGCAAGCACAAGATATCTTGATTATAGTGCTTTTGATTATATCATTCCATCTTCTATTGAGAATAATGATGAAGCAAAAGAAATTTATCAAGATTGCATGGAGCAAATCCAGCGCTCTAGTGTTTTACTTAATAGTATTGGTATACCTAGGGAGGATGTAGCAAATCTTTTGCCTCTTGGTATGACAACAGATGTTGTGATTAGAACTAACCTCCGCCAGTTGATAGATATGTCTCACCAAAGACTTTGTTCAAGAGCCTATTGGGAATTTCGTCAATTAATGAATGATATAATCAACGCATTAAAAGAATATTCTGATGAATGGAAAGTAATTATTGAACAAGAGTTTAAACCTAAATGTGAATTATTTGGCTATTGTTCTGAGGCTAAGAGTTGTGGTAGAAAACCTAAAAAAGCTACATAATAATTTTATTTGATTTTTATAATTTTTTATGTTATAATATAAGTATAATAAATAAGGAATGGTAAAAATAAATTATGACTAAAAAAGAAGCTTTTATTAAAATGGTAGAAGAATTACTTAACCCTCTTGACACTACAGAATTAGATAAAATGGCACTAGAGTATTTTGAAGAATTAAAAAATAGTGCTGCGCCAAAAGAAAAAGTTGAACTTACAGAGAGTGGTGCAAAGATATTAAAGTATATGCAAGAGAACGAAGCAAATAAGAGTTTTACTTCAAAAGAAATTGCGGAAGGTCTATTTACCTCTTCTCGTTCTGTATCTAGTTCAATGAGAAAATTAATTACTGAAGGTTTTGTTGAAAAACTTACATTAGAACCAATTACTTACGGTCTAACTGATAAGGGTACTACAAAAGATTTAAGTAATGTAAATATTGAAGAATAATGTATTTAAGGAGAAAATGTTTTTATGAAGAAAATGATTAACGTAGAAAATATTATAGGTAGAGTTTATCAGCATGAATTAACAGTTAAGACAGTACAGAATCAAGCTTCTTCAAATTATGGAAAAGAGTTTATTTCTGGTAATCTTGATATTGCGACAGATGAAGAAGGTTTAAATGTAGTACAGGTTCATTATACTTATGTTACACCAACTACAAGTAAAGGTGCCGTAAATCAAACTTTCAATGCTTTGAAGAAAATTATTAGTGAAAATAAGACTTGGCTTGAAGTAGGTAAGGATGAAGCTATTAAAGTTAAAGCTACTCCTTCAATAGATTTAAATGATTTTTATAATAACAACAATGAATTAGTTTCTGCAAAAAGAAATGAAGGTGGCTTCCTTAATATTGTATCTGACTTAGGAGAGGAAAATAAAAGAAATGAATTTTCTGCAGATATGCTTATTACTTCTGTAAAAACAGTAGAAGCTAATGAAGAAAAAAATATTAAAGAAGATTATGTAGTTATTCGTGGTGCTATCTTTAATTTTAAAAAAGCACTTCTTCCAGTAGAATTTACAGTTAGAAATAAAGCTGGTATGAATTATTTTGAAAATGCGGGTATCTCTCCTTCAGAACCAATGTTTACTAAGGTATGGGGTAAGATCAATTCCACCACTACTTATATTACAAAGGAAGAAGATTCTGCTTTTGGAGAACCTTCAGTTCAGAAGTATCCTAAGAAAACCAAGGAATGGGAAGTAACGGGTTCACCAAGAGTTACTTATGATTATGGTGAAGAAAGTGTACTTACCGCTGATGAAGTGACAAAAGCTATGCAGGATAGAGAAGTTTACCTCGCAGAGGTAAAAAAGAAGGCAGAAGAGTGGAAAGCTCAGGTTGCAGCAGGCGGTTCTAGTTCTGCGTCAACAGTAACTCCTTCTCAGGTTGCAGCAGGTGGATTTAACTTTTAATAAATTATAAAGGGGTAACTCCCTTATAATAATTAAATTTTAAAATAAGGAGAATTAAACATGGCTATAGATATTTTTAATGCCCCCCATTCTGTAATCGCTAATGGATTAGAAGGAAAAGTTATTTTAATATATGGAGGCAATAACTTAGGAAAATCTTATCAAGCAACTCGTTTTGAGAAACCTTTTGTTGTTGCTTGTGAAATGGGATTAAATGGTATTGATGGTATACCTTATGCTCCAATAACAAGATGGTCTGATTTTAAAAGCGTTATTAAGCAGTTTACAGATCCTAGGTCTAAAGATAAAGCTAAGGAAATGTATCATACTATTATTATAGATGAAGTTTATGCTTCTTCAATTTATTGTCAAGATTATGTTTGCTCTACGTATGGAGATGGAGCTTTAACTATGGCAGATGGAGATAGTAAACATAATCTTTATCAATTATATGAAAAAGAGTATTTTCGTCAAATAAATTTACTGGTTAGCGCAGGTTACACAGTTGTTTTTATTGCACACGAACAGGTTAATACACAAACAGGTTTTATATCTCCTAAAGGAGATAAACGATGCATGAATCCTATTATTGATAAGTGCGATTATGTAGTGTATTTAAAAAGCAATGGCGTTGATTCAGAAGGAAGAGTTATAAAATCTTCTGGATATTTGGCTCAGACAAAAGAATTTTTTGCAAGAGCTAGAATAGAATATACGCCTACTTTTATTAAAGAATTTACAGCTGAGAATTTAGCACAAGCTATTCAAACTGGTATTGACAAAAAGAAAGAAAATGACAATGTTGTTATTGCTACTTTTGCAGAACAACAAAAATTAAATACTGTTGCAGAATTAGATTTTAATAGTTTAAAAGAAGAATTTGATAGTTTAATAGGCTCAATTCCAGGTTCTAGTGATGGAACTGAAGCAGAACAAGAACACTTTGGAAAATTTTGGGCACCTAAAATTGTTCAGCTTACAGATAAATATCTTGGAAAGGGTAAAAAAGTAGGAGAATGTAATTCAAATCAGGTTGAAGCACTCTCTCTTATTGTAGAGGAATTAAAAGAAATTATTAAATTAAATTCATAATATTGTTGGGCAAGGACGTAAAAGTCTTTGTCCAATTTTTAATTATATAGTTTGACTTTTAATAAAATTTATGTTATAATATATATAGAAATTAAAAAGAGGTGTAATATGGCAACAGCACATTATGTAATCTGTCCTTATTGCGGTGAGAAGTTTAACCGAGATAAGGAGCCTACAACACAGGTTTCCGCACGTAGATATGCACATAAAAAATGTGCAGAAGAACATGAAAAAAATAAAAGTCAAGAAGAAAAAGACTTAGAAGCATTAGAAAAATATATCAAGAATTTATTTGATGAAGAATATGTAAATGCAAGAGTGCGGAAGCAATTAAAAGAATATAAAGAACAATATAATTTTACGTATAGTGGAATATTAAAAACTTTAATTTATTGGTATGAGGTAAAAGGCAATTCAATAGAGAAAGCTAATGGCGGACTGGGGATCGTACCTTATATCTATCAACAAGCTTGCCAATACTATTATGCTTTATATTTAGCGAAATTAGCAAATGAAAATAAAGATATTCAAAACTATCATACTAAAGTTAAGGAAGTGGAAATTCCACCTCCGCAACCAAAATTATTTAAAATAAAATTATTTAACTTAGAGGAAGAGGAAGATAATGTCTAAATATATAGATACAACAGCAATAATAAATGTAATAGGCTCAATTTTTCTTAATCCTTTACTATTGGATAATGAAAAATATAATTTTTATGAAGAAGATTTTCCGCAAGAGTTTCATAAAATTATTTTTGGTTCTATTTATAATTTACATAATCTTGGGGCTAAAGAAATTACTATTAGCACAATAGAAGATTACTTAGAGCAACGCCCAAAAAAGATGGCAATTTATAAAGCGAACAAAGGAACTGAATATTTAAATAAACTTGCGGAAGTTACTCAATTAGCTACTTTTGATTATTATTATAGTCGAATGAAGAAAATGACTTTATTTAGAATGTATCAAAAAATAGGTTTAGACCTCTCTTGGTTGTATGATAATGATAACATTTTAGATACTAAAAAGAAGCAAACTCAAGAAGAATGGCTAGATAATACTTCATTAGAACAGATTGCGGAAACCATAGATTCTAAGATATCTGCTATTAAAATGAAATATGCAGATGATTATAATGAACAATCTGCGCAAGCTGGTGAAAATGTATTAGAGTTAATAGAATCTTTTAAAAAGAATCCAGAGTATGGATATCCAATGTTTGGTCCTCTTATTAATACTATCACGCGCGGGGCTCGGTTAAAAAAGTTCTACCTACGTTCGGCCCCCTCGGGCCTCGGCAAAACGAGAGCAATGATAGCGGACGCGTGTAACTTTGCCTGCAGTGAGTTATATGATTATAAAGAACATAAATGGGTAGAGAATGGTTCTAAAGAACCTACTTTATATATTACAACAGAACAAGAGATAAATGAAATTCAAACTATGATGATAGCTTTTATATCAGATGTAGATGAAGAGCATATTTTGACGGGAGAATATTATGAAGGAGAATGGGAGCGCGTGGTAAAAGCTTCTAATATCTTGCAAAAATCTCCCATTTATATTCAAGAGTTACATGATTTTTCTTTGCAAGATATTGAGAATACATTAAAACGTGGGATTCATGAGCATGGTGTGCGTTACTTGTGTTTGGATTATCTGCACACAAGTATGAAAATTCTTTCAGAAATATCCTCCAAATCAAAGGTATCCGGTCTCCGCGAGGATAATATTTTATTTTTAATTAGTGTTAGACTTAAAGATTTAGCTAATGATTATGGAGTGTTTATTCTCTCTTCTACGCAGTTAAATGGTAGGAAAAAGTAACTGCCAATAAAACCTTATCCTAGAACTCACTAGGGGTATTTAATAAATTTTTGGACAAAGTTTATTAAATGCTAACGGGGAACTTTAAAGTATATTGTACAGTAAATAACTAAATGCAATTTACCATGAGAATCCCGTGTGATGCAATCCATTCGATTTATTATGATATTTTGCATTGTCATAATAAGGAGAAAAATATGATTGGAATTTATTTAATAACAAATAATGTAAATGGTAAAGTTTACGTGGGACAAAGTATTAATATTGAAAGAAGATATTCAGAGCATTTAAGATCTGGACAGCCTGAAAAATATTCTTTAAAAAATAAAAGAGATATTAATACTCCAATACACTTAGCAATGCAGAAATATGGTATAAGTAATTTTTCTTTAAGTATTTTAGAAGAGTGCTTAAAAGAAGAGTTAGATGATAAAGAAAGATTTTGGATTCATTATTATAATTCAACAAATAAAGAAAAAGGCTATAATATAGGTTTGGGCGGACAAGAAAGTTTTGCATTAAAAGGAGAAAATCACAGCCAAGCAAAACTTAATCAAAAAGAAGTTAATGAAATAAAAAAACTTTTAAAAGAAACTGATTTAACCCTAACCGAAATAAATGATAAATTTCCTTTTGTTTCAAAGTCTACTTTATCAATGATTAATCAAGGTAAAATTTGGTCCGAAGAAAATGAGTCATATCCAATAAGAATTATGTCAGTTGGAATAAAAGGCTCAAAAAATAAAAAAGCTAAATTTACTGATGAGCAAGTTATGGAAATAAGAAAAAAGTATGCAGAAGGTCAAACTCCAAATCAACTTTATCCGCAATATAATCACATTGCTACCAATTCTGCTATAAAAGCTATAATTTATGGAGAATCATATAAAAATTTGCCAATTTATAAAAAGTCAATCAAAAAATGGATTGAGCCATGTATCGACTATCCCCAAAGTCTGAAACAAGCTGGGGAGTAGGGACGCTAGCTGAGATGCGTCTGCATTTTAGGAAACGAAGTGCATGAGAACCGAAATAGGTTTTAAGTTATAAAAAATTTTATAACTTTAAGAGATAGTCAGTTCCTTATAGAAATGTAAGGATTAAACGAGTTGGAAGGAAGAGAAAATTCCGGATCAAAACTTGCTTAGAGGCGCCAAAGCAATTGCAGACAAAATTGATATAGGGGCCATTATGCTGAAAGCCACAAGCGAAGATATAGAATCACTTCAACCAATCCTTGATAGTAAAACTTTTGAAGTTCCCGATATGAAAATATCAATTTATAAAAATAGACGAGGAAAATATAATAACCTTTTCTTATGGTGCAAAAGTAATAAAGGTACTTGTAAAATTATTCCTTTATTTGCCACTGATTACAATTATGAATTTATTGAAATGGAAGATACAAAAATAAATATAAAACCCGCAATTCAAGCAAGTGCTTTTTAAGGAGGAAACTATGGCATTAAATGTAGGATATTTAACTGCTAAAACAGATAAAGCTTCAGATGAAGTATACACTCCGCAATATGCAGTTACACCTTTAATAAAACATTTAGATAATTGGTTACATGATGCTAATATTCTAAGTAGAAAGGATATAACTATTTGGTGTCCTTTTGATGAAGAAGATAGCTGGTATGTAAAAACATTTAAAGAGGCTGGATATAACGTAATAGCTACGCATATTAATAATGGACAAAATTTCTTTGAATATGAGCCGGAACATTATGATGTTATTATTTCTAATCCACCTTTTAGTATTAAAGATGATATTTTAAAAAGATTAGATGAATTACATAAGCCTTATGCGATGCTATTGCCTTTACCTACTTTACAAGGACAAAAGCGATTTGATTATATAAAAGATTGTGAAGTATTAATTTTTGATAAAAGAATTAATTTTTATAAAGACAAAGAAATGAAAGAGGTTCAAAAAGGAGTTAGTTTTGCAAGTATTTATATTTGCAAAAATTTTCTTTTTAACACATTAATTTTTGAGAAGCTAGAAGTAAAATGAAAATAGACAAAGATAAATTAAAAGAAGAATTAACAATAGAACAAATACATGATTTAGTGGCGGAATTGGGCGGGAACCCGCAACCTATTAAAGAAAATTATTTCATATCTCAAACGATATGTCATAATAAACCAGGTGAGGGTTCTTATAAGCTTTATTACTACAACAATACACACCTGTTCCGGTGCTTCACATCATGCGGCGAAACATTTGATATTTTTAGTTTAGTGCAAAAACAAAAATCTATTCAAGAAAATATTGAATGGCCTTTACCAAAAGCTATTGCCTATGTAGCTTCATATTTTGGTTATGATTTTAATGTTTTTGAACCTTTTGAAGAAGTATCTCTTGAAGATTGGAATTACTTTAAGAACTATAGTAAAATTCAAGAATCTCAAAATAATGACCAGAAAATAGAGTTAAAATTTTATAATGATAGGATACTTAATTTTTTGCCAAAGCCCAGGATATTACCCTGGGAACAAGAGGGTATTTCTACAGAAATAATAAAACGTAGAGGGATTTCTTATGATCCCGTTAATGAAGGTATAGTAATTCCGCATTATGATATAAATAATAACTTAGTTGGAATTAGAGAGCGAACTCTAATAAAAGAAAATGAACAATGGGGTAAGTATCTCCCAGCCAAGCTTAACGGGACACTATACCGCCACCCGCTTTCTTTTAATTTATATAATTTAAATAATAGTAAAGATAATATTAAGCTTATTAAAAAAGCTATTATTTTTGAGTCAGAAAAATCAACAATGCTTTATGCGAGTTACTTTGGAGAGGAAAATGATATTACAGTTGCTTGCTGCGGACAGACAATAATCAGTTATCAACTAGGATTATTAAAATCTGTAGGCGCAGAAGAAATTATTATTGCTTTTGATAGAGAGGGCGAAAAAGATGATAAAAAGCAATATGTTCAAAAATTTTATAACTATCAGAAAAAATATGGTGCTTTATATAATTTAAGCTTCGTTTATGATAAAAAAGGAGAATATTTAGACTATAAAGATGCTCCCATTGACAAAGGTAAAGATGTGTTTTTAAAATTATTTAAAGAAAGGATATATTTGTAATATGTTAGTTCAAGATTTTACAACAATTGATATTAAGAAACTTGATAAAGAAATTGATGAATTTAAAACTAAATATAATCGTTTACCTAAATATTTAGTTATGAGTAAAGATATGAGCACAGACTTGGTGCTAAAGACATTTAATAATTTTGATGGTATAGCAATAAAACGATATAAAGGTATTCCTGTTGCTATTTGTGATTGCGTTTCATATGGAACAGTAGATTTTATAGAATAATTTAAGGTAAAATAAATATGATAACAATTATTAAAAGAGGAACAAAACATCAAATAACTTGTAATTCATGTGGAGCGGTGCTAACATATGAAGATGAGGATATTCTCCGAACTAGAACTATAGTTTGTATGGATATTATCAATGATGTAAAATATATTATTTGTCCTCAATGCAACCAAGAAATACATTTGGAGATAAGTAAATGAAATATAAATTAATTAAAGAGATTAATCCTAATTACTCTGCGTTAGAACAGGTATTAACCAATAGAGGGATTGAATATAATAATTTGTATCATTATATAAATACAACAGATGCCGATATTAATTCACCTTTAGCTTTTGGTGAAGAAAATATGAAAAATGCGGCGGCCTCTATTATTACCGCAGTCAAGTATAATTTAAAGGCCTTAATCATTGTAGACAGTGATTGCGACGGTTTTACTTCCGCTGCCCTTCTTATTAATTATCTTTATACTTTATTTCCCGCTTGGACTAAACATTATTTAACATGGTATATCCACGAAGGAAAACAGCATGGTTTAAATGATTGTTATGAGCAAGCCTATACAGATGATTTTAAGTTGGTGATTCTTCCAGATGCAGGTTCTAATGATGTAGAATTTCATCAGAAATTATATGAAAATGGGATTACTACAGTTTGTTTAGATCATCATATCGTAGATGCAGAAATCACTTGCGGGATTGTAATAAATAATCAAAATAGCGATTATCCTAATAAAGAATTGAGCGGAGTGGGAGTTACTTGGCAATTATGTAGATATTTAGATACCCTTTTAAACACTGATTATGCAAATCAATATCTTGACTTGGTAGCTCTTGGCAACACTGCAGATATGCAATCTTTGCAATCAATAGAAACAAAACATTTAATAAATAAAGGCTTTGAACCTGAGAATATTCATAATCCTTTTATTTATTATATGTGGCAAAAGAATCAATTTAAATTAGGTGACCACATCACATCATGGGGCGCAGCTTTTTATATTGCACCTCTAGTTAATGCTATTGTGCGTAGTGGAACCCAAGAGGAAAAAGAATTAATTTTTGAGTCGATGTTAGCTTTTAAGGCTTTTAATTTAATTCCATCTACCAAAAGAGGGCATTTACCAGGAGAACAAGAAAAATTAGTAGAGCAAGCTGTAAGAACTTGTACCAATGTGAAGAATAGACAATCAAGAGCTCAAGATGCAGGGATGGAACTTTTAGAGAATAAAATTATAGAAGATAATATGCTTGAACATAAAGTATTATTATTCTTGCTTGAACCTGGACAAATAGACAAAAATATTGCGGGATTATGCGCAAATAAGGTAGCTTCACTTTATCAAAGACCTTGTGCTATTCTTACAAGAGTGGAAGAAATTAGTAAGGTAGAGTTTCCTAATAATGATAAAGTAATTGCAGAAATGTATACTAATATATCATATCAAGGTTCTGCAAGAGGATGTGATATAGTTGGTATTACTAATTTTAAGAGTATCTGCGCGGGAACTGGGTTGACGAGTCTAGCCGCGGGTCATGAAGGAGCCTTCGGGCTAAACATCCCCGAAGAAAACATAAATAAATTCATTTCCGCAACAGATGAAGCATTAAAAGATATGCCTTCCGAAGCATTATATTATGTTGATTATATTTATAATGGAAATAATGTAAATCCTCAAAATATATTAGATATAGCCTCTATGGATTGCTATTGGGGGAAGGATCTATCAGAAAGCATCGTTGCTATTGAGAATTTAACTATAGTACCGGAAATGGTAACTATTTATAATAAATCAAGTATAACAATTAAAATTCAACTAAATAATAATGTAACTTTAATGTTATTTAATG